ATAGTGTCTAGGATCTTATCTACTCTCGTGCCAGTGCCTTGCCCTGCTACTGCACCTGTGACGGTCGTTACATTAGAGTTAAAAACCAATCTAAATGCATCTGAGCAGATTAGATCGACATAGCCGATCTCCTGATCTTTAGGGTAAGTGTAAAGATACTCAGTAATGTAACCCTTGAAGATAGGATAATCAGTGCCCGAATAACCTGCTGAAATGATAATTGATCGCAGTGGTACAAGATTGGGATAGTAAGGACTTGCTGTGTTTTGTGGATTCCAGTCACCATTTTCATCAAGGATGCGAACTGTGGCTGTGCCTGACTGATACTTGTCCTGAAATAGGTTGCGCTCTTTGCGTGTATCTATCTTGGAGACTTGATTAGATACATCAATAATGATCTGACCAGCTTCTCCCAGTGGACTGAAATCAAGCTCTGAAGTATCTAAGATAAATGGAGTGCCGAAAGATGCACCGCCTGTAAGGTTTATCTGTACTTTAGGGATTGCTGGTAGTGCCATTAGTACGCCGTACTGTAATTAACTGGAGTACCTGAAGCCTGTTGTGCATAGAGTCCTTGAGTAATAGCTGCTACTAAATCGCGCTCTGTTGAGACTGAGCCTTGAACAGAAATGTTAACAATGGTATCGCCGTTAGGCACTGCCTGTTGGCTTAGTGAATTGTAGCCATAAAGCGGAGTTGTAGGAATTAAGTTCATGTCGAACTGGCCACCGCCATAGCCCATAGGCGATCTGTCAGTTGTGCCCGGCACTAACTGTTGGCTCAGTGAATTGTACTTATACAAAGGCTCAGCTGTGATTCCACCAGCAATAGGATTAAATTGAGGTATTTCAATCTTGGCTAATTTAGCAAACTCTAAAGCAAGCTCTTTTAAGGTTTGTAGCCATGCATTAAATGGGTTGCTTATAGAGTCAAACATGCCAGCCTTATCCCGAAGGTTGCTTAGTTGTTGAGCATTATTGACTAATGATTGTGAGATTCTAGCAGCGGCATCAAGATTGCCTTGATTGATTGCTTCTTCAAGATCATAGATGTTTTGCTTTAGGCCAACTCTTACTTTTTCTTCTTCTGTAAGTTTACCTTGAGCAGCAGCGGCTAACTGAATTGCTTCTTCATCAAATAACTTCTGGCCTTGAGAAAGGAGTAATGCAGCTTTATCTAGGGCTTCTTGCTTCTTCTTATCAGCAGTCATTTGCTTTTGAGTAGTAACTTGCTTTTTCTTTAATGCAAGCAATTCTTTATTTCTTTTGACTGCATTAGACTCTAGTTTTGCTAAAGCTTCTTGTTGCTTCTTTTCACTAAGAGTTAATTTAGAGGTTTCCTTAGCAGGTTGTGTTAAGTTAATTCCTGCTTGAGCGCCAGCAAAACCACTAAAGATGTCTTTAGGTAAATTCTTTAATGTTTTTAATACATTCGTAAATCCACCAATAACGGTTCCTGTGGCTTCCGTAACTGAAGCAAGCGCTTTAGCAATGGTAGTTATAGCTGTTGCTGCATCGCTGGCTTCTGTGCCACCACCAATACGAGCAAAGGCATTAACTAAACCTTCACCAAGAATTTCTGATGCATTGCCTGTGGCTACGGTCAATACTTCCATTTTGTAAGAAGTAGTAGTTAGATAATCCTCTGCTGCTCCAGCGGATCTGGCAAGGATAATTCCTAAGATTTCGTTAAATGACTTAGTGTTTAATTCTGCTCTAGTAAGACCTGTGTTGTATTTAGCCAAGCCGCGAGTAATGCCAACATACCCTTTGCCAAGATCCTGTGTAACTGTGGCAAGATCCACACCAGAGGCTCGGCTGATTGTAATGGCATCATTAAGCAACTTCTGAGATTGAGTTAATGATCCAGTAGTGGTTAATAATCCCTGAAAGGCTGGCCTTAAAATGTCATCGGCAATAGCAGCAGACTTTTCAAGATTACCAATGTAATCAGCAATAGCAGGATTAGCAAAGCCAATGCCTAGATTCTCTACTGCACGATTGAGTCGAAGGGCAGCAGCTTCATCATCTGCAAAGGCTTTAACTGATCTCTTGCTATAAGCAACAATGGCTGATGCACCGTAAGCGATTCCTACTGCACCTGCTAATTTCTTAACATTTCTAGTAAGTTTCTGAGTAGCGGTGTCTGCTTCTTTGAAGGCCTTTTTACCCGTAAACTCGGTTGCAACTTCAATGACTACATTTGCCATGATTAACCTCTTACCTTTGCACGGTCATTAAGTTTTGTTGCAGATGTTTGAATAGCCTTAAGAACAGCAGTGTTGGCTTTGCCACCATCTTCTGCCCATGCTCTAAAGATTACGCGACCTCGCATCTTGCGCGATGCCCTACCCGCTTGCCCTTGACCACGCTGATAAGCATCAACTATCTTTCCAGTGCTATTCAATGCATCTACAAATTGCTTACCCGCATTAGGGTTATTGCTATTAGATTGATCTTTATTTCCTGATCTAATAGTCTTTCCATAGTTAGCATGACCGCGTAGTCTTACTTCATACGCCGGAGCTTGTGGCCTACCCTGTGGATTATTCTTTCCACCAATTTCATAAATAGAGCCTGAGAAACTTGCATTTACAATTCGAGCCAGAGCGCGGAAGCCTCTAGAGTTTGGCTTAGATGGTGTTGTCTTGTAACCGATGCCGGCCTTAGCTTCTGAGGTTGACCATTGTCTATTTGCCCATGTTCCACTACTAGGCTTTCCCCAACCTGATAACGGAGCGCTTGAAGGAATAAATCCTTTGGCTTTAGTAGTAATTGGCTTCAAGATTCCAGCAATTTCTTTCTGTGTTTCTTTAGCCAAATCTGGAGCAAATTGCTTAAGAGCCTTGCGAAGTTCAACGCCGCCTTTTAATGTTGTTGGCATCTTTAATCTCCTTCGCTTCGTCAGTTAAGCCTTGAAGTAATGCATTTAGCATTACTCTATCTAACTCTAATAAATGTTGTGGCGCGATCCCTAGCCTTATGCTTAGCCTAGCAATAAGGTAGGTGAACGGGAGATCGCGCTTTAAGCTAAAGGGTCGGAGTCAAGCACCTCAACACTTTTAAGTGTTTCAATGAACTCCATCCCAAATGGCTTTACAGTCTCACCTGACCTGCGAGTAATAATCCAACTAAGGTAATAGACATCCTGTTGCCGCTCTAAATCACGAAACGCTTTATGAAAACCCATTTTAGTAAACTGTTCGAATTCGTATTCCACCGCAGGTGAAATTTCTCCTTCTAGTTCACTTCCATCTTGTCGAACGATCTTTAGTCTTGCCATTGGTTGCCCCTTTGTTAGTTGTTTAGAATGTACCTGTTGTTGCTACTGCAACTGTTGAGTTACATGTGAATGTAATGCTCTGTGTGCCAATGTCTCCAACAGCACCATTGATGTCTGTTGTGTTGTTGACTAGGATTGAAACAGTGTAGAGAGGGTTAGTAGCAGATACTGCTGTTCCCTTTTCCTGTAGAAATACAGCTGTGACTGTTGTTCCCCATGCAGCCTGTAGTGTTGCCAATACATTTGCTGATGCTGTATCGTTTAGGAAGTCGATAGTTACTGTTGATGATTCCAAACCTTTTACAAATTTGTGAGAGGAATCGCCCATCGCGCTTACCTCAAGCTCATCAAATACTCGGTTAATTGTTACTGCTGTGACATGGTCAGAAAGATCAACAGAGTTAATCTTCACGCCGACCTTGTTATTTAGAAATACAGCCATGAGATTATTCCTCGTCTTTCTTAGTAGGTGCTGGCTTATGTGTTGCTGGTGCTACCTGCCCGATTTTCTTCAGGAAGGCTTCGTTCTCTTTTTCCCACTCGGACATGTTAACTCCAACTCGTAAGGATTGATACGGACATCTCGCAGCTGAGTAGGTCACCCGAAGCAGCGTTGAGAATACTAGGTGCGCTTATTGCGCTTACATTATAGGTCAAAGATGATGCGGCGAGCTTTGCGAACACGCCACAAACTGCATCTTCTATACCGTTAAGGTTTCCTTCATTGTCAAACAATGGCACTGTAATAATAATCTTAAAGTTAGCCATTGGACTAATAGTAATGTGCTGATTATTGCTAGGTGTCAGGTACGGATCATCTGGGCTGACAATTACTGAGTTCGCAAGGACTGTGGCAGGTGGAAAGGCAAAGGTTTGCCATTTAGTATTATCTACTAATGCTGTGGCTAATGTTGTGCGAAGGGTTGTGACTGCAACTGGCATTATCCCACCATCGATGTTGGTGCAAGTGCGTGTGCAATCAATCCTCTGACCTTAGCGAGCAGCTGTGCTGACATTCGATAAGGTGAGGGCTGGAAATCAATGGCGTTAGAACCTGAGAGTGTTGCGGTTCTTGCTTGCCAGATTTCAACAGCGATCATCAAGGCTGCGTTTTGTACTGCTTGATCAGTAGTCCAGTCTGTATAAGTCTCAGATGTTACTGTGCCAAAAGGCTCAATGGGATGCTTAGGCTGAATCACTGAGTGATTAGTTGGCACTGAAATTGAATACTCACCAACGGTTGCAATAACTTTAGATCCTGAGTATCGACTACCGGCATTGGCGATAGTTACTGTTTGGCCAACATAAAAAATGTCTGTAACTTCAATGTCAAAGTATAAAGTTCCCTCGCCCACGATGTTGCTATGTGCTACTGCAAACCATTGAGGCTTCCAGAGCATAGGCAAAAGGACTGCATCGGCGGCATCGCAAACAGACTCTAAAACTGCATCTGTGTATAAAGTGCCAACACCAAGCGTAGAGCGAAGCTCTGCAACTGTTGTCAATGCCATGATGATCCTTTCTAAAGACTCTAGGGAGTCAGAGGGCTACTGACCCCCTAGAGCGACTTAGGTTATTGCTTACGGTGCTGTGTAGTTAAAGCGACGAACGCCTTTACCTGACTTAGCCAAGTAGATTGCTAGGTATCCGTAAAGGTTGATCTCAACTTCACCTGTAGTCAATACATTGACACGAAGTTGTGTCTGTGGTGACTCCCAGCAATAAACTGATGCTGGTGCAACCAAGAAGGCTGAATCATCGATGACACCTGATGTTGTGATGTTGTGATCAACGATCAAGTCAGTTCCAAGAACATTTCCACGAACAGATGTTGCTACTGCATTACCTGCTGCGTTGTATGTTGCGCCTTGAGCTGAATAGAGTGCGCGACCTGTTGTGTCTGCGTATCCTGTGATAGCAGCCCATTGATCAGTTGAAGCAACTAGCTTGTTAGCAAAGTCTCCACCTGTATTCTTGTATGCTGCTGCGCCTTCTACAGAGATGAATGACTGTAATCCTGCTGCTGTTGCTGCAACACCTGTTGCTTGCGCACCAGATGCAGTGAAAGCTGCAATTAGAGCTGCGTCTGTTGCCTTTTCATAGGCTTTCCGTAACTCGACCATCATCAATTCCATAAATTGTGGCTGGCTGCGGTCGATGAGTTCGAATGAGACCCGTTGTAGGCCCGAGAACTTATTTACATCGACTGTGTCGTATGCAGATGTCATGCCTGTCTCAGATGGTGCTGCGCCTTCGTTAGTGTCTGCAACTGTTGGAGCAGTGTTAGCTGTTGCATTATTTACATAAAGACGAGGAACTGTGAAGCTCATGCCTTCTGCCATAAGAGCTGCTCTGGTGGCTGCTTCAAATGCTGGACGACCAGTAAATGTGTCAGTGATGAATGTATTTAGGTGTGGTGCAAGTGTAAGACCAGTGTTTGTAGATGTTGAATCATCTGCTGCGCGAACTACGCGGCGAGCTTCGTCATCTCCCATTGCTGCCTTAATGTTAGCTTCTAGGTACTGTGCTGATGTGATTGGTGCAATGCGCTCACGCACAAATGTTGTTGCAGTAACAACAGGACGAGCAGCTTCAACCGCTGCTGCCTCTACTGGTGCTGCAACTGTCTCTGGAGTATTCTCCACAGCTGTCTCGCTTTCTGTTGGTTGGATTTCTTCTACTGCCTCTGGAGTATCCTCGGCAGCGACATCAATAACTTGAGCAGACTTAAAGGCTGGCTCAGTTACTAATGAAACTTCAAATAGGTTGGCAGCAGATACATGCATTACGCCAGCCTTCATCTTGGACTTAACTACTTCAACTCCTACAGATAATCCTGATTGCAAACCTTCTTCTGCAAGTATTAGGGCTTCTGTACCGCGTTGTGATCGACTGATCTTGAAGCTAGCATAGATGCCATCCTCATCTGTTGTAAAAGATGTTGCCTTACCTAAAGGTTGCTTCATGTCATGTTGGTTAAGTAGTTTAATTGTTTTAGGATCTTCTGGAAGTTGTATTGCTCCCTTTTCAAAGACCACTCGGCCAGCAGATGTGTTTCCTACTTCGCCTGTTCCTGCTGGTGCGATTTTGCCAGAGATTGTTCTTTCTTCAACATTGGCAGTTATCTCAGCAGAGAATGTAAGAATGTTAGTCATCGATTCCTTCACTTCCGTTTGGTGTTAAGTCTTCCATTTCCATAGCCTGTTCAACTGTGATCAGACCAATGGCAATCATCTTTTCTAGCACTAGCAGTCTTTCCATTGGATCAGTCTTGAGGAAAGATGAATCAACATCGAAGCGCACAGAATTTCCTCTGGCGGTTATGTCATCCATGCTGAGCCTGTGGCTGATGGCATTTACATAAGGCGCAACACTGAATGAGAAAAATTGTTTTCTTTCATCTAGCACATTTGCGTATGTCATAGAATTATTCATCTCTGCTGATAATAGGTAGGCAGGGATGTTGCATAATCTGGCAATTTCCGTACTAAGGAATTGCTGGGCAGAATCGTACATCATGTCTTTAGGTGAGAACGATGATGGAGTGTATTCCAGAGTAGAAGTCAAGTAAGCAGTGGCGCGATTTTGTCTCGCGTTTTTCCATGCTGCTAATAGTCCTTGAATTTCTTTTGGATCTAAATCTGCACCATTGTTTTTAATAACTCCGGAAGGCATCGGAGTAGAGGCTGCAATTACAGCAGCTTTGCGAAGATCGATTGCTGCACGAATTGTCTCTGAACCGCGTTCTAAGATTCCTTCATCAAATGCTTGGAAGGTTACGATACTGCCCAGACCTGACATTGGTACAGCAACTGCATCAATAAAGTATTCAGTAATTGTCATTCCATAAAGATCAGTGTTGAAAGTTACTTTAACATTTGGAATCCATTGGAAGCGAGATGGTCGTCCATCCTCAGCATAAACTTCTGTAACTTGCCAATAAGCCACGCCGTACATAAGCAAAGAATCTACAGTCCATGCCATAGTTACAGAGCGTGGCTGATTGATTGCTGGTTGATCAACCCACAAAGGATTGCCTAGTTCTTCACCAGTTGAATTGCGATAAAGATTCATTGGAAGATCGGCGACCACAGAGCTTAAAAGATTTCTGCATCTAGCAACCGATGGCACAGACATAGCCTCGTTGCGTTGAACGCGTGGCATGACATAGTTAAATAGCGAGTTAAGATTCTCGCCCATAATTGTTGGAGCGTATTGCGCTAGAAGCGAGTTAGTTTTCTTAGGCGCTTCTGATCTGCTAAAGATACCCATAGACATAAAGGGTACCATTTGTCAAGTAATTAGACAAACTCTGTCGGCGTGTCTAAGTATAAATCTGCGGCTTAGGTACAGGCAACATCAACTTGCTAACTACCATCGCCAAGCCGATAGGTGCAGAGATGTCTCCAGCAGACTTGCGTTTGATAATGCGCCACGCCGAATCATTAACTTTAGCTGCGCAGTTATTCATCTGCTGAATTAACTCTGTCTGACCGTTATGAACTACTCGATGATTGACTAAACCTTCTAATAGATCGCCACAGGCTTTGTAGAACTGTTGGCCTGATACATCCTCGACCATGACACCACTTTGAGACAGGCGATCTGCAATAGTCTGTGTGGCGTATTTGTCAAAACAAACTAGGCGCGGTTTGTAGATGTCTGCCCAGCCTTTAATGCTTGCCGCCATCTTTAACTCATCAATGGCTACCTGAGAGCTATAAGTCTCCAAGATTCCAATGCCAATCCGTCCATCTGGCAGAATTTGTCCTGCGACTAGTGAACCGTTGCGCCGAGACGGACTGACATCGAAACCGAATACAGTATAAGCCCCGGGACTCATTTCTAGTGTGCTATCCGATGTTTCTTCTAACACGCCATGAGGCCAAGGACTAGACAAGCTGTCAATCCACTGGCAGAGAGTTTCTGTCCTAGTATTTTCAATAGGCGATGTTGCTATCGCTTCTTCAATAGCTTCTTCTGTGATTGTGTAACCTAAAGCTGGATTAGCCATAGCCCAAGCCTCGCGATCATCTATCTTGCAATATTGTGGCGCAGAATACTCATAGAATCCGAAAGACTTAGGCGGATAATCCATAGCTCGTTCTCTCATGTCATTTAACACTGTGCTAAAGGCATCTCCAGCGTTAGATGTCAATAATGTCTGCGCATTAGGACGAGCGCGTGTCGTTGGTATTGCTGCACGATAGCCTTCTTCTGTAATCTCTCGAAGCTCATCGATATAGAGGAAATCTGCTGTTCTACCACGAGAGCCGTCTCTAGTAGCAGCTACAACATCTAATCGAGTGCCATCTAGCATCTCGATTGACTCAGTACCGTTAGCATATCTGATCTGTTTAACAAAACTTTTTAGATGATCGTTGCTTTCTAATAAATAACAAACCTGTCTGAAGGTATCTAAGGCCATGCTTCTATTAGAGGACATTATGAGGATGTTCTTGCTATCCCACTTGAGTAAATGCGCAAGGATCAACATACGCACCATATGAGTCTTCCCATTTTGCCTGGCTCCCAAGGCAAGGCAGGTACGCCTAATAAATTTTCCTTTACTGTCCACACGCAACATATCTGTCAAAACAAACTTCTGCCAAGGCAATAAAGGTATGCCAACTATTTTACAAATGTCTTCTACATCGCCTATGAGAGATTTACCCTTGAGATATGGACTGTGAAGCCTTGGCTCAGTTGCCCCTCGTAGCGCCTGTTTCTTTTTGGGTTTATCTGTCATTGACTCGGACTAGGTCGGAGCGTAAAAGGTGAGTCTTGCATCGTCTTGGACTGTATCGGAGAGAGGCTCCCTGAAAAGACAGGGGGGGTAGCACCTCGTGCTAAAAAAACGCCCTCATTGTGTGCGCCCTTGCGTGAATTACATGGTGCACAACATGCCACTAAGTTATCTAGCTCATGACCACCACCGTTGGCTCTAGGTATTACATGATCAACCTGTGTTGCCTCACCACTACAATAAGCACAAATGTATGAGTCACGCTTGAGTACACGCAATCGCTGATCCTTCCAGCGTTGAGTGCCTAACTCTCTATGACTTGCAGCTCTACTCAATGCCAACCCTTAATCTTAAATGCTTCCCATGCTTTGCATGCTGATCCATCATACCTATGATCTAAGTATCTCATGTGCAACTGGATCTGTTGCATAGGGTTCATGTCTTTAGCAATAGGATTCTTGATCTGTAATAAGCCATAGACATAGCTCTTAGTAGGACTAGATAGATTACCAATAGCCTTATGATTCCATGCTGATTCTTTACTGATCAGTAACTTAATACACTTAGCCTCTTGCTTTGACATAGTGGCATTTATATATTTTCTTGGGTTGTATTTAAAGCTATCTATTGAGCCCGTATTAGCATCTGCCATTGGTGAGAATAGAGCTATCCCAATAGCGATGGCTACCGAGCGAGCTATCCGCGAGCGGCTCGCTCTGAGCCCCTGATGGGCTCTAGCCCTGAGAGTACCGTACATGTCAAGCTCCTAACTATAAGTGCTGGTCAAAGCGGCGTGGCGTTTATTTATCTCACTTTATTTTGACTAACTCTATGCAAAGCTGCTGAATTTTCTTCTCCAATAGCGAAGTACATCGTCCTAAACATAATCACCCTTTCAGTACCATCTGCTCGCACAAACTTGAAGTTATACTCACATGGCACAACAGCATCGCTACCCTGCCACATCTTGTCCCACCATTTTCCTCTAGTCATAGGCAGCAAAGCAATGCCCTTGCCATGAGCTAGGAACTTATCTACCCAAGGCGTTGGCGTGCTATATGGTGGATTCATCCAGACATTGCCGTGCCATTCTTGCTCCAGCCCATTGTCTGCTTCTGTAAAGTATTTTGGCGCTATATTCCTTCCGCCTTCTGGCGAACAGACATCTAGGTCAAATGGCACATTTAAGGCTTCAAAGACCCAAGCTGGCGTGTAATGCTCATCGCCCTTTTCTATCTTTCTCCCATAACCGCTCATTGAACTTTGTATCCATTTCTCTCTAGGCTCATAAATACCATTTTGGCAACTCGAGCTGGTGTGTCGGGTAAGCCATACTCATAGGCGTCCCATAGATCTTTAGCTAAATCAAGAACTTGTTTACTTGTCATTTATCTTTGCCCCAACCCTTGCCCTTAAAGTGAATGGGATTGGCTGTAAATGTTTTCACCATTGGCTCATTGCAATATGTACAAAGAACTGTTGGTTTGTCGTACCAGCCATGATGTAGCTCATTCTTTAGTCCGCATCTCTGGCATTTGTAATCGTAGGCTGGCATGTTAAGCATCTCCTGATCATATAAGACCCACAAGCATCACAACGGTCAATAGATGCGTCTGTGGGTTCTTTGTCTAGGTGACCGTATTTCAATTCTAGCAAGGGCAGCAGATCCTCTAAACGGATAATGGCGGCATACTCACGCACATCTTCTCCCTGTCCGTTTAATCTCAGAACTGCAAAGCCTAATTCCCCCGAAATGGCTGTACGAGCTTTTATCTGAGAGAGGACTGCCTTAGGTTGAAATCCAGTACGCGCTTTGACCTCAACATCAAATGGCACATTCTGGATGTCCTTCCCTTTTCCGCGACCAACGGATGCGAATTCCCAGACTGATGATAGGTAATCAGCTACAAGTCGCTCGGTCGCGAAACCTCGGTATTTCCTATGCTGTGAAGCCATTAACTAGGTATCCCATCGCAAAGCACAAAGCCATAACTATTCCAGTAAGAATCGCTACTAGTGTGTCCTTATCCATTGACTGCATGACATTTCCTGCATTGCCACGCACCAACCAATGGCTGTGCATCCTTAATAACGATGTTAGCAACAATATCTCTAGCTTCTGTTGGTGCATTACATAGCTGGCAATTCACAATCTCTATGAATGGAATATCATCAAAGTTAACCCATCCACCCAAACCATCTGCATTATGGACTTCTATGTATCCCATTATGCTCTCGCCTTCTGTGGTTCCCATGTTCCTTGACTTGAAAGCTGATACCAAAGCGTTGGACATTTAGGCTCTGTTCCTTGGACTCCAACATGTCGGCAGAAGTAACCACCCCACGCGCGACCATTCTTGTTGCCATCCTTGAACTCCATCTCTCCATGCTTACAGCTTGGCACTACCTTGGCAGTTCCTAATATCTCAGAAACGGTATTCAGCGCTGCATCTATTGTCACTGGAGCTGGCACTTCTCTTATAGATTCGTCCTGCTCTCCAAATGGTGTAGTCCAGTAATCCTTTTCAACTTTAGGAGCTGGAGCCTTTACCACTTTGGTCATTTCTTCGCGACTTGGGCGCTTTCCCTTAGGAGCATAACCTGCATTTGCAAGCGCTCGACCGATCGCCGATGTTTCGCAATTCTCCAGTGCTGAAGTCTGATTAACGCCTCTACTAGTAACCGTCTCCTCAGCGAGCCCAGTTGCCCACGCAACGCTGTCTGTAGCAGTTTTGTATAGATAAGCTTTAACAACATATCTATTGCTCTCGATAACCTCCAGCTCAGTTGCAATCCTGAAATCTGGGTGGTCTTTGATAAACTTTTCAAGTCTTACCTCCACTGGTTCATAATCTGCCAAATTAAACATATAGTTCATCCTCTTCTGTTTTGAGTTCGCAAGCGAGCGCCAGATAGGCACATGCATCTATGTAAGAATCAATGTGCCCCGGGGTTTCTTGGATTCTTGAGAGCTTGACTTCGACCATTGATAAGCAAGCTTCATAGTCTTGGACTGGGATATCAAATAGATTGGATAACCTCCTAGCAATCCTATCTTGGTTGATTTTTGGATGACCGTAGATTGCACCACGATCTTTAATGATGTCTGTTGCTGTGAGTAAGACTTCACTGGCTTTCATTCTGCCCAAAATTCTTGGCGATTGACTGCCCTGCCTCGGTGATATCCTTCGCGAAAGCCGCGTTGATAGTTATTGTGTGACACAGTTTCATAAATCATTGCAACCCCAAATGGAATCACAACCAAGAAAATAAAGAAGAACCATGTGTCGCTCATTATGCAGCCACCAATTCCTTCTTAACGAGCATAATTAACTCAGCTCTTGTGTTATAGCCGCGCATTGTGCAGAGGTTGATTTCTTTTACCATTTGATCAACCAAGGCATTTGATAAACCTAGATTAGCTGCATGGCGTGATACTAGTGTTTCTAATAAATCATCTAGCTTGTTCATTTTTAGCTCCCTATCGCACCAGCACCCTTGGCTGGCAACAGGCTTAGTGTTGCACAAAGCTAGGACAAATGGCGCTTATTTTGATAACGAAATGGTAACGATTCTGCATCATCGACCGCATTATCTATCGAGCGCCTGAGGGGTACTAGATCCCTAACGAGGTCGTCCATATACTTTGCCGTTCACTAGAAATGTGCCGTTCTTTTCTATGTAAATAAGGTCAACTTGGACATTCTTGTTATGAACATACATAATGGCAAAAGCTTGCTGCCAATTAGCCGTTCCCTTGGTGTATGCGGCTTGTTTAAAGTCCATTAGGTTCCCTACCTCAACCCCGTGCAGAACTCGCCCCATTCGCCCTCCTATGGCTTCTGAGAAGGATGTCCTGCCTGCCCTGTGGGTATGCCCAGAGATAATATTCGAGCCTGTACGCCTAGCAGCTTCCAAGGCACTGAGACCGCCATGTGGCTTTATAGGCGTATGGTCGCCATGAACTGCCACCCAGTTGGGCGCAAGCTGCATAGGCTTCTTGTGGAAGGTGATCCCAAGCTCATCAAACTTCATAAACTTTTCAAAGCGAAGCTCTGGCAAGGATAAGAAGCTAGGTATTTTCTTCATAATCACATTGTAAAGACGGTCTGTGTGATTGGAGCGAATGCAATCCGTAACCCCTAGCTCCCAGAGAAGCTCAACGCATCGGTCGCGGTCATCGCCCAAAGTCTGCGAATATGCCTCAGGCGTGGACTCACTCCATTTTGAAATAGTATTGAAATCTATTTCATCGCCGATCGTTACTGTCTGATCGGGTTTGAACTTTTCTAAGAATTTAGAGATGTTGCGCGTTACATGCACATCTTCAAAAGGGACTTGAAGATCACTCAAAATAACAATTCGCTTAATCGTCATCCTCATCTTCGTAATCGCCGAACCTTTCTGGCTCGACTGGAGATGGCAAGATCCATGCTGGGTAAGACTGAGGCTCTGTAATCAT